GTGCGGGTCCGACTGTATAATAAGTTTGAGCTCGTGCACTTCCTACATTCGTTGTGCTTGCTGATGCATTAGAAGTCATCGTAATCGTAATAGTCGTTGAAGAAGGAATGGACGTTGCCATAAATTTTTTATCTTCAAAATCTGCATCGGTGTAACCTGAACCCGGAGGCGCGGTAACCGTATCTAATAAAACAATATCGTCTTCTGACATGTTATGCACAGAAGAAAACGTTATAGTAACCGTAGGCTCACTTATTGTTGTAGAAAAATCACATCCAGGAATGGTATTGTTGATGGGGTGAATGTCGTGATATTGTCCACCTGAATAGATGTATAAAATTCTGTTGGTGCCAATTGCAGCATATTTAATGCCTGCGTTGTCATCAAAATGGTGAATGGCTCTTCCGGCCCCTGTTAAATTGTCCCCGCCTAATTGATCCCAGCCGCCTAGTTTCTCAGGTGTGCCATATCTAAAACGGACATAGTCTCCTCCTGTCCACTGAGCCTCAGCTCCGGTAGGGGTAACTTGTTTATTGAATCCTGGTAAAAAGTTTACTTTTTGTAGCATAAAATGATCCTATTATAAGGATTTTATACTACATGATCATGGGTAGATCAATCTCATTTAGGGAGATACATACTCCACTCTAATTCAGCTATTAAGTCCTCAAGATAAAGAATACGTTTCTTATGTTTTCTCAAGTATTTATGTATTTCTTTAATATCTAAAATGATCCATTCTTTCTCACTTTCAAAAACCATTTTATTCGCTTTAGTGTTTGTGTAACCATGCTTTCCCATGAGGCCGTCAGGAAATTTAAACATGTCTCGTACATCAAACTTCAGGTGCTGATTAGATTTATTTTTTAAAATACCTGCTACATTCCAGTGTTCTTTTTTTATAGGGTATTCTACTTCAATTAAATTTTTAGAAAATCTTTCAACGATACCCACTAAAGTAAAGTAATCCCAGAATCTGTTCCCGGGGTCCCTGCTTCACCAATCGGTAACCAATTCATTCCAACTGAATAACGATCCTCTTTAGATGTATTCTTTTCAACTTCATGATAAAGATCACTCGGAAAAAAGAGAACAGTATTAGCCTTGGGCTCAAATGAATAAGCGGGAGAGTTAAATATATTCAGTGTATTAAAAGGAATATCAAAGAGGTCTAAGTTCTTCTGGTAAAAAGTTATATTACCAGAGTTCGGGAGGCTTTGAATATAAGCCACTCCACTAATCATACTGTTCCTATGATTATGCTCATAACTCTTAGCTCCGGGCTGTACTTTAGCGACCCAGGATGTGGTGAGCTTAAAAGAATTAAGATACTGCATACACTCTCTGGTGTATTTTTGAAACTGAGTATCAATAGCCCTCGCTAAAAAATTCAGAGTCTTATCTTCTAAAATCTTTTTAGAAACTGATGAGTATGTCTCATTTAAATTAGCCTGTCTGAGTTTATATTTTTTTAGAAGAGTCTGTGCTTTTTTTAAATCTTTATTTGAAAGGTTGAGTGTTGCCACTCCAACTAACTTAGAAAACAAGGGGTAAGTTTCCATTCTATTATCTGACATCACGAGCAACTCCTAAGCATTTACGTTTATCATATTTTTCAGCAGGGTTATAGGAATAGTGTAAAAAGAATTGATGATATGTCGTTCCTTCAAAAGGCTCTCTCCAATGAGGAAGTTCTAGCCCATGATAAATTACACCATTTCCAGGTATCAAATCTACTTTTATCTTCTTCTTATTAGCCATTATATATAAGGGCCATGGGTCTCCTCCCAAATTAATACTAGCTGAAATTTCACAGGCATTTCGATCGGTATGTTTCTTTAACTCATCTCCTGTAACATAAAGTCTTGCGTAACTATAAGTGGTATAAAGAGGTTTATTTACATAGGTTTGTATTTTATTTTTAACTATATCACATGCAAGATCAAAAGCGGGATCTCCATACAATATAAAAGTATTTTTACCGGGTATCTGAGGGTCTCCCCACGTTCCAAATCTTTTGTCGAAGGGGGAAATAAAGTTTACCTGTCTCATTTCAATGTTGGCTCTTTTTTTTATTTCTAAATATCTTTTTAAAAATAAAGCCATCTCTTTAGAAAGAAGCTTGGGAACAAGTTGATATCTATTTTTTTCAAGCATGGTGAGGTATAAATTGTATATTCCAATGAATAAATCGAAAAGGATCAATTCCATGATCGACGGTGAACTCATGTGATAAGTAGGCCGGAAACATTATAAATTCTCCTGGTTTAGGTCTAAAATTAAAAGCATAGGAAGCGGAAGTAATTTTAGCAGGATCTTTTTCGGGCAACCTGCTCATTAAAGCCCCAGGTCTGGGGTCGTGAAATACAACTCTTGAAGTATCGTCAGTACATTTTAAGAATAAAAATCCACATACATGATTATTGGAATGAATATGAGGCATGTGGTGGCCCCCTTTAGTAGCAAACTCCTGTACCCAATATTCTCTAAAAAATAGGGAATGACTATCAATATTAAATCCGGAATCTTCTAAAAATTTAGAAGAGTAATCTACGATAGTATTTTTTAAGTCCACCAGATTTAGGTCGTCTATTAAACTTTTAGAATGATGAGACATGCCAAAATCTTTAAGGTCTTTTTTATACATTTTGTTTCGTTCTTTAATTGCGTATTTACTTAGTTCTCTAGCATCTTTAATATAAGGATCACAAAATTTATTTATACGCTTTACAAACTGAGACGAAGCTTTCCATCGTTTAATGGGACAACCAAAATACAAAGGTGTAATTGTTTCATTCATTTGTTTCTCCTTCATAATAATTAAAGTTAATAACAAAACGACCTATATTATTATCCGTATGTCTAACAACAACATGGGGTGTATTACCTGGAATAGTAACCATTCTATTTTCTTTTGATTTAATTACTTTATCTTTAATCTTTGTTCCTCCATTATTAGAATTTATATAATAGATAGAAGTAATTAAATTTTTTAAATTATAATCAGTATGCGTCCCTGGGCATTTGTCAGCAGGGTAAGTTAAATTAGCTTTAATCCTAACAAGACCTTCTGCATTTAATTTTTTCCAAACAGGTTCTAATATTTCTAGGAATGAGCTATTGACTCTACTAGGGAATTCAGACTTATAGAAGGTGTGGACTAATTGAGAAAGACCTTCTTGTTCATAATCAGAACCATGTTGATAGAACCAAGGAAAACTAGTTCCCATTATAGTCTCTTGAATATATTTAAATTGTTTAGGTTCTAAAAAATTATCTATAACCTTCATATATTAATCCTATATTTTATGGGAGAACAGTAAGATTGTATCATAAAAAATTTTACCTAAATGGTCTCCCCATGTTCCACATCACTAGACTCCTTCTCCTACCTTTCGTGACCGGTTTTACACGATGCCAAAGATGTGATGGGAATACTATTATTGATCCTTTAGAATCAATCCCTTTAGCTGTATTGATTACTGGAGACCCCTTTCTGGAGTTTCTATAATCAAATTGAAACTCTCCTCCCTCATATTCCTCTGGTTCAGAAAGTTGAACCGTCATTGAGAGCTTCCTAACTTTACCATTATAGTTAGGGTTCTTACTTACAATAGGGGTAGAAGCACTATCACAATGCCATTCATAAAACTGTCCTTTCTGGTACGTTGTAATTTGACATGGTTCCGACCAATCCCAATCAAAATTCCAACCTGCCTTGGCATTAGCACTATATATAAAAGGGAGAAGTTCTTTGTATATCCAAGTGTCGCTTAACCACTTGACGTCCGAGTCTCTTATATCTTTAAGTTTCTCTTCTTCTATTTTGGACAAAGGAAACCGACCAATATCTCTTGCAGCCTCTCCTATCACAGCCAACTTACTTCCTTGATTTTCTGCAGTTTTTATAATTTGATCACATACATTTTTAGGAAGCCCATGGGTCCAATACCGATAATAATTATTTAAATTCATTTCTATAATTTCCCTTCCCAATGTAACAAACAATTTATCTGGTTACCGGTGTTTGTGCTTATATAATAATTTAAACCGGCCGGAAACATGTAAAAACGATTGTCTTCCAAAGGTAAGCGTATAATTTGGTCATTGATATTAAGTTCACGGTCATACTCAATAACCAGATCACAAGAACCTTTTTCAACATCAACCCCATAGATCATAATATAGTCAGGAGGATCTTTTTCTTTTCTATGATTTCTTTTAATAGACTGTTCTCTCGGAAGTAATAGCGTGCCATATACGTCATGATTGAATAGAAATGAACCTTGCTGCTCTACCTGATAATGCTGACGTATATAATCCAGTAACCATGAAAGAGGTTGAGGGCATTCTATTTTAAAATTATGGTATCCGGGACATGAAGGACGAGGGTCCATTCTATCCTGGGCAATGTATGCACTACAGAGAATTCGTTCTTTTAACAAGGCTCGATCAATTACTACATGTTTTACTAAATCTGTATAAACACTTTCATCTTTTAATAAAATTTTTTTCATTTCT